TTTTATTAATCTCCAATATATTCTAGTGAAAAAATTTCATGATCTTCTGTATTTGGATCAAGCCATTCGGAAAATTCTGATTGTAATGCATGTGCATCTTCAATAACTGCAAGAATATCGTCAGTTTCTGTATCACAAAGAGTATGTAAACGATCTACTACCCAGTTATGAGTATGTTCAAGAGTCTGTTCCAAAGTTACCATAGTCTTTACGCATATAACGTCCTAGGATGTTGGAATTATAGTACGCTGGAATACCATTGTCAAGAGATTCACTTAAAACATTATTTAAAAATAATTGTTTTGTTTCTTCAAAATTACAAGTTCCTTTTGTCTTATGTAAAGAAAGAATCTCCCTTTTAAAGAATACTTTATTGTTAACTTCTTTAATATCTTCTTTTAGTTCTGGACATGATCCATAATACCGTTTCCAATCACTCTCTTGTCTAACTTTTCTTTTCTTCCCTGGCGGTGTCCTGAAGGACCAAAAATACTTTCTTCCAATGTATGATCTACCGTTGAGGAGATTGGTAATTTTATAAACAAAACCAAAGTTGTCCCCAATAGAATCGCTATCAAAAGTTCGTTCCAAGTAAGTCCAAGGATTTTCATAGCTCATAGTTTCTAATATTATGAGCTATTATTTATCTTTAACGGGAACAAACCTATTCTAGACAAAAAAAGAGAGGGTGTCAAGCCCTCTCAAAGAATTATGTAAGTTTTGTATCAGTCTTTGGGCATCTTAGCACCAGACTTATGACGGGTTGTGCCTGCGGAATCAACATAAGTTTCTCTTTCTCTTCTAGGAGTTACATAACCAACTCCAGGAACTACACCAGTCTTTCCAGCATCTCTGGCAGCATTTCTTGCTGCTGCTCTTTGTGCTGCTCTCTTACGATTGCGGTCATAAGAGGACATTGCTTCACTCATTTCTGCTTCAACTTCTTCTTTCTTGAGATTTGCCTTACGATACTCAAGGTCAGCACGAGTGCCTCTATCCATCTTACCTTGTGACTTGGGCTTGGTCTTGCCACCTACATCAGGTTGCATACCAGGGTTTGCTGCTTTGACTCTACGACCATGGGTGTATTCAGCACCTGATTGCTTTGAGTCACCAGACACCATCTTACCACCCTGAGAACGGGAATCTGCATACTCTTTATCAGATTGTCCATGCTTACCTTTATAGAGTTCTTGCACTTCTGCTTCCATGATTGCTTCAATCTCCTTCTCAGAGAATTTACCAGATGCTTTGAGTGCTTCAACTTCTTCACTCATACGCTTCACGACCTTCTCAGCCTGGCGCTTAATGAATCCTTTAATACCTTTCTTTGCTTTATCCTTTGCCTTACCAGGAGCACTCTTAACGGCGTCTGCTGCCTTAGAGGCACTGTGCTGTGCCTTACGTCCTGCTCTTCTTACCTCGTCCTTCGCGATAGAACCAGCGATTTGAGCACCTGCCTTAACAGCAGCTGCTTTCTTCTTAGCACTATCTACAGCACCTCCTACTGCCTTCTTAGCGCCGCTCAGTGCTTCTCCTGCCTTTCTCATGCCATATCTTCTTTTAGCACCTACAGGGGCACCAGATGCTCTTCTAGCAGTGGTGTCGTGCCCAAAAGTAACCTTTGCCTCATCAATATAAGCATCGGTTGCTTCCTCTACCAGAGAGTATGCTTCCTCTTCATCATACCCTTCTGTTACAAGTTCCTCTACCAACTCATCAACAACTTCATCGATAAGTTCTTCAGTGATCTCTACTTCGGATGAAGTATATACGGAAGAGTATAAGTTTCTAAGATTGCCGTATTCTTTCTGTGTCAGAGACATTTTTCCTTACAATATGCATATAAAAATATTTATAAAAAAAGAGGGTCCAAAGACCCTCTTTCTTAATCGGGGATATCCCCATATGCTTCATACCCATTATATTCTCCAAATATATAAGAATCAGATTTTGCTGCTTCTCTATACATTTCTAGAGCTTCTCCTGTATTCACACAGTTACATTTACAATTTCCTTTACAGTGAGAACCCTGCGAAGGTGTCTTTAGTAACGTCTTGTTTGATTCCTCCAACGATATAGGATTCAACCTCCGTTTCTTGGGGTGCCACTTGAAGACCTTTAGAAGAGATCCAATGCTCTGTCCAAGGAAGTGGATTATTCTTTGCTGGTATGTCATAGATCGGTTTAAGTCCAATTGCTTTCATTCTACGATTGGCAATCCATTCCACATACTGCTGAAGCAGTTTATCATTAAGACCAATCATAGATCCATCCTTGAACAGATACTCTGCCCAAATCTTTTCTTGGTTGACACAATTCTCGAAAGTATTAATCAACCACTGTTCTTCCTCTTGGAAGATTTGTTTCATCTCAGGGTCATCACCTTCACGCCATTTTTTCAGAATATTCTGAGTAATAGCAAGATGTTGATTCTCGTCTCTAGCAATTAGTGAGATGATTTTTGCACTTCCTTCCATAAGTTTGAGTTCGCCAAAAGCAAAACTGCAAGCAAAGGATACGTAAAAGCGAATACCTTCAAGAATATTAACGTTTGCAACTGCTCTGAAGAGTTTGCGCTTGAGTTCATATCTTGCCTCTTGTGCGTAGGGGACTTCTTCCAAAGCGTGTTGCCACTCTTTGGAATTATCATACTGATGTGCAGCATTGATAAAGTCATTGTATGCCTGAGTCACACTCAGAGCACGTTCTACGATACGATCATCATTCAGAATGTGATCAAACACATCTGAGGGATCTGAATAAACATTCTTGATGATATGAGTATATGAACGACTGTGAATCATTTCCATGAATCCCCAGACTTCCATACATGCCTCTAACTCAGGGAGTGAACAGTAAGGGATAAAAGCCATCCCAGGACCACGCCCTTGTACAGAATCCAGCATGATCTGGTATTTAAGATTACTGGTAAAAATGTGCTTTTGCTCAGGGCGTAGTGTCTGATAGTCCGCACGGTCTTTTTGTAATGATACTTCTTCTGGTCTCCAGAAATAACCTAATTGTTGGGTTGTGAGTTTGTCAAAGATAGGATACTTATAAGAATCATATCTTTGAATTCCAAGAGGTTTACCAAAGAACATAGGTTGCTTTTTAGTATCAACCTCTTGGGAATTAAAAACAGTCATTGAATCAACTGATCTATTTTTTTCATTATTTGTCTTAAATTTTACAAGACTCACACTCTTCCTCCTCTGCGTTTTCTAGTTGAGCGATTAAAGAATCAAGAGACTCTGTAGAATCTTCTACTTCATCAGTCTTGATATCATAGGTGTTTTGATAGTAACTGGTTTTCCAACCGTACTTATATGTAGTCAAAAGATCTTGTGCCATAGTTGACACAGGAACTTCATTGTTTGGATAATGTTTTGGATTATAACTCCAATTGCCACTGATTGCTTGATCGAAGAATTTCTGCATTACAGCAACAATATTAATATAACCATGATTGGACTCCATATCCCAAAGAAGAGTATAATTGTTCTTAAGAGATCCATATTGTGGGACAATCTGTTTGAGCGGTCCCTTTTTACTTTTTTTAATGGACAGATAGTCTCTAGGTGGTTCGATTCCATTTGTTGCATTTGACACAACGGAACTGCTCTCTGATGGCATCTGAGCAGACAATGTTGAGTTCCTAACTCCATACTGCTTAACCTGTGTCCTAAGATCCTCCCAATCATAGTGAAGCTCATTTAAAACAATTTCATCTACTTCTTTTTTATATGTATCAATTGGAAGAATTCCATTTCCATACTTAGTACGATCATTATATTCACAAGCACCTTTTTCTTTTGCAAGATTGACCGTTGCTTGAATTAGATAATATTGGAACGCTTCAGTGAGATTGTGCACAAGTTGCCAAGCACCAGAATCATCATAAGAATGACCATGTTTTGCAAGATAGTGTGCTAATCCAATATAACCGATTCCGAGAGATCTCCTTGCTTTTGTGGCAATTTCTGCTGCTCTAATTGGGTAGTTTTGGAAATCAATAAGTTCATCGAGACCCCTAACAGCAAGATCACAAAGACTTTGAAGATCTTCAAGATCCCTAATTTTACCAATATTAATAGCAGAAAGGATACAGAGAGCAATTTCCCCATCTTCATCATCAATATGGTTTAAAGGTTTAGTTGGTAAAGTAATTTCTTGGCACAAATTACTCATTTCAATTTTATCAATAAAAGATGAATGAGAATTACAATGGTCAATATTCATAATATAAACACGACCAGTTTCAGCACGCTCTTTTAACAGATCTAAAAAGAGTTCTTGACCGCCGATAGTTTTGCGAGGAATAGATTCATCTCGTTCATAACCCACATATAACTGGTCAAACTCAGGAGTGCCAAAAGCATCATACAGACCTGGAACATCGTGAGGGCTGAAGAGGGAGATTTTTTCGTTTTTGATAAATCTTTCGTAAAAGATTTTTGAGATTTGGATAGAGTAATCAAGTTTTCTTACGCGATTGTCTTCTGTACCTTTGTTATTTTTAAGAACTAAGATGTCTTCGATTTCTTGGTGCCAAATAGGAAAGTGGACAGTCGCTGACCCACCTCTGATGCCGTTTTGTGTGCAGCATCGGACAGTTGATTCAAACTTTTTGAGGAAGGGGACCACACCTGTGTGTTGAACCTCTCCGCCTCTGATTTTACTGTTGATGCCACGGATTCTGCCTGCGTTGATACCGATTCCCGCCCTTTGTGCAACGTATCTGCCAATAGCCATATCAGAGCTAAAGATAGAATCGAGGGTGTCATCAACATCAACAAGAACACAGCTAGCAAATTGTCGAAGTGGAGTTCGCACTCCCGCCATGATAGGTGTGGGAATGTTGATTTTG